CTCCCCCTCCCCCTACCTGGTCGATGTGATTGTTTTGTTCCCTTTGCTTTGGTTGCAGAAATCATGAGTGATGGCTAGTGGGGATGTTGGATCTGATGGGTAGATGTGGTCTGCTTGTCCGGTTCCAGGTGGCACTACCCTCCCACACAGGTAGCAGATACCCCCCCTGGTTTTCAAAAGCATTGCTTTCTTTCTATATGAGCTGTCATATAGTGTGGCTTTCTTTGCTTTTCTTGCTGGGTCGTTGTCGCGGATTCTATTGCGAGCTTTCTCGCTCTTCAGGTGGCATGGTCTGCAAGTAGCTGCGCGTGACAGAACCCCACACTCGATGCAAGGTTTGTTGAAGGTCATGGTGTCCAGTCGTTCTCTCTGCGCATAGACAGTTCCCAGCCTCCTTGGGATTGGTCACCCTCTCTTTGCTTGCGGTCATACCATGTTTGGTTTCTTTGGAAGGTTAAGTTATTGCGGAATCTGTAGGTGCTGTCTGACTTGATAGTGGAGGAGTTGTCATGATGCGTTTTGACATCCATGTAGTTGATGTAGATCGCGTGGTATTCGCACCGTTTCAGGTAGTCCGAGTCTTCAAAGTAGGCAGGGTAGAACGCTTCATCCCAAAGTCCTACCTTCTGGATTACCTGTTCACCGACAGCGAAAGCGTGGAAGTGTGGGAAGTCTGCCATCAGCGTCAGCTCGTCAGGTAGCGCATTGGCAAGCTTCTTGAGTTCCCCTGGTTGGAAGAACATGTCATTGGATGCGAAGGTCCAGTGAGTGTCTAAAGGAAAGAGCTTGATGCCGAGATTCCATGAGGCGGCCACACCAAGGTTAGATGGCATAGGCAGGTAGGTGGTGTGTTCCACACAGCGTGGGATGTTCAGCTGTTGGTCCTTATCAACATAGGCTGCACCATTGTCAATGATGAGCAGGTGGCCGATGGGATAGTCAAGACTGTTCAGGAATCGTTGCAGGAGATCGTAACGGTTCAGGACCGGAACAATCAGGTTAGGAATCACCGGACTCTCCCTTAGGGTCGCTTGCCAAGAAAGAGTGTTTCTTCCTTGTAGTAGCTTCCTGTCGGCATTGTGTATTGTTCAAGCTCAAAGCCTGCAGCTTTCACCGCTTTAGCAATGACCTTGTGAGAGACAGCAATGTCGGGAACATCAAGCTCCTCTGTGTAACCAATCTTCTCACCGTCGCCATCAGGTGTGAACACAACGATAGCAATGCGTTCCTGAGCTGAGGCCACAGCGTTGTCAAGGACAAGCTTCCAGTCTCTGTTGTGTTCAATCACTCCCCGGATCCATAGGCCAGGAGTGTTGGACCGGTACTCACGCAGGTCAGCGACAATGTCCGCATGCTCTGAGGCTGTGCCGTCAATGCCAATGTAGGGTCCGTCATGGACTGTTTTGAACCAGCCTCTTCCGCAACCCCAGTCCTCAACAGCTAAACCCTTGAGGAAGTCAGCGCCAATTTTGTAGGTCACTGTGTCACCGTACTCAGCGAGGGAAGCATCTTTGCGATACCAAGAACCCCACCGGTCAAGATAAGAATCATTACTCATGGTGCAACTATATCCCTTCTGTTGAGAAAACGAAGATGTGTGAGAGTTCTTCTGGCTGGTCTTCTAGGTGTAGCAGTTCTACATTGTCGAACATGGTGAGGATGTCATCAACTGTGAAGTCATGCAGGTGGTAGGGGTTGAAGTGTTTGGTGGGTCTTGTCGGCACTGATACCAGGATGATGCGTTTAGTTTGCTTCAGCATTGACACAAGATGTGCTGGGTCTTCCAGGTGCTCTAGGGTTTCCAAGCAGAGAGCAACATCAAACTGGTGGTCTGGTTGCCAGGTCATGAGATCTACACCGGACTGGAACTTGCCGAAGCTGGTGAACTCTTGCTCGGGAGTTATCTTGTCAACGCCCACATAGTCAACGCTCACCTTGTCTGCGATTAGCTTGGCACCGTAACCTACACCGCAAGCAACATCTAGCACCTTGTCACCGGGTTTCATCCAGCCAGCAGCCAACTCATACCGGTACACATGACCAGCCTGCTGTGGAAGTTGCTCCCCTGTTATACGCTCAAACATCTTTAGGGTGCTTCCACCAAGTTAGGTAAGGATTGTGGAACTCTCTGTGAGGAAACAGGCCAAGGTTAGGCTTCAGCTTCCACAGAAGGTAAGGGAAAGACACCTGGTCTTGGATGGACCAGCGCAGGTTCTCCTCATACCAAGCCTGCCCAAAGGTTCTCGCGCTGTCGTTATTGCGCCACACAATCGCACCGCAAGCCCACAGCCCAAACTTCTCCGGCATACCCTCAGACCGGTAATGCTCTGTCTGCTCCCGTATCGGCCAGTCCGAATACTTAGGCCAGTCTTGACAGAACGCAGCCTCCTGATACAGGCACGATCTATGCCACAAGTCAGGGTGCTCCCACACCACAAGGTCCTTATCCGCAAGCGCTTGCTCACAGAACTCTCGGAACCCCCACGCAGCAGTAATCTCGAAGGCTGCATCAATCCACACTGCTATCTCTGACTTCACATAGTCAAAGGGCAACATCTTGGGAGCTTTAGCGGCGAGTCTTGGGTGTTTGTCGCTTGGCATTACAACGACGCGCCAGCCGTCAGCCTGGAGCTCTGGATCGTCAGTGAAGCAGACAGCATCATCGAAGCCATGAGTCGCTGGCAAAGGTCGCAAAGGTTCAAAGTCACCGTATAACGCTGTTATGAGTGTGGTTGCCAAAAGTTCCCCCAAAATGAGTAGCCGTCACGCATGTTCTTGACAGTTGGTTTGTTCAAGCCTATCCAACCCTCGGCCTGGTACCGATTGCTTACACTAACAGGTGAAAGTGTGCGTATATAGTCCGAGCGAGCCCACCAAAAGTTGCCGGCAAAAAAGAAGTCATGATCTACATGCTCTGGCTCCCAAGACTTCAACCAGTAAGGACCAGCCGCCTCCACCATCGTCAACGCTTTCACGCACTCCTGCCAGCGTGTAACAGTGTCATGAGTCATGGATACTCGCCACTGTCTTGCTAGTTCGCTGTTAGACCATGCGCCTTTGGTGTGAGCGTAGAAAATAGCACCGTCATCAGACTGCGCGAAGTCGTGGAGCTTCTGCAAGGTCACTTGCTCCCAGCCTGTTGCGGACTCTGCAACACACACACCAGGGAGCTCTGCCTTCACCTTGTCGCGGTTCTCCGATGTCCCCACAATGCCAAGGAATAGATCATCAAGGTTGTCAATCAAGCCTGACATGGCCAGCTCTTCAATATGCTCGGTGGCCGGCTCGAGCCAGTCCCCATCAGCGTACACATGATAGAAGTGCGTTAGGCGCAATCTTCACCTCACATTGCTGTCAAAGTAGACCCAAGCCTGAATCACATTCAGAAAGTCTCGGATGTTCAACTCTTTCATCTTCTCCCAGTCCTTGTCCTCAAAAGACAGCTCTGCAGCATCAAACAGAAGCAGAAGGTCCGAACCATCCTGCCGAACCTGTGCCTCCTTCAACTCAATCAGCAGCGCTACTGGAAGTGTAAAGAAGTTCTTAGCGACAGCGCGAAACTTATCTGTGGCAACCTCAACCGGTGGCAGGTCCGCAGAATACATAGACCGCATTACGCGGAGAAAGTCTTGCTCCTCTGTCACAGCAGGTCAATCTTTCCCCTGAAAGGTTCACCCTTCACCAGTTCAAAGCAGGTGACAGCTGGTGTGGAATCCCCACCGCCGCCATTCATTCTGGTAAACCAGTCAGATCCACTGTCCATAGTGCTTGCTTGGATCCACCAGCGCTCTCGGCCCTGAGTTCCAGAGAACTGTTCAAGCCTATGATGGTGGAAGTGACCAGTGACCATCAGTGTTGCAGCTGCAAGATAGGTGTCATTGAAAACAGCTTTAGTCCAGAACGCTTGGAACCCGTCAGGCCGAGCAACCTGGTGGCCATGAATTGCGCCCAAGATATGTGAGCCGTCACCGAACACATCAAAAGCAAAGCCCTCGTCATGCGGTTGTGGGACCAGCCAGCGCTCCACAGGCAAACCCACCTCGGTAGCGAGTCTCCGAACCTGCTGCAGAATCACAATCCCCCAGTCATCCACACCAGGTCTGCCAACATGTTGCTTCTGCACCCGATACTGGCAATGGTTAGAAGCCACCGATCCGTAAGTGACAGGCGCATACTTGCACGCCATCTTCACCAAATCCCAAATCAACGCAGCCGCCAAATCAGTTTCTTGCATCGGGCTGAGAGTAGACATGATGACTTGCTCCATGTCCGCCTTGTTATTGATGCCCTCCACAATGTCCCCCATGTCCAAAATGACAATGTGGTCATAGTTGCCAGCTTTCAGCTTCTCCTCAATGCGAGCGTAAGACGCTTGGATGCGCTCAATTGACTCCAGGTGTCCGCCTCGGCTGCCAAACTTGCCAATCTGGAAGTCTGCTGGCGCGATCACATAGGTCCGCTGGTTCTTAGACTTCTTCAGAGGCTTAGGTGTGGTCTTCTTCGCTTGTGCGTACAAGGTAGGGAGGTCAAAGGTTGTGACCTTCCGCCTGAAGTGGAAGCGGTAAGCCGTCAACCATTGGCCATCCCAGCGTTGCCATTGAGAAGTGCGTGGTGTCCCCACAATCTCATACTCATCAGCAGGATAACCGCGCTCCTCCAAGAACTCATCAAAGTTAGGTGCCTCTGGTAAGCCTTCAGTGGTCGCGGTCCCCTCATTACCGTCAAACTCCAAGCCAGGCCTAAAGTCCTTTGGCGCTTGGACTTTGCGTGCTGGCTCCAATTCCTCAAGCATCAGTCCACCCTACAGACACACTCGGAGCAAGGTCTCGCCCTGCGGTCCCTGATAATCTTCTCGCCAAGAGGCAAACCCTTCTGCCCCAAAGCCTTACCCAAAGCCCTATGACTCCAAGAATCATAATCTGCGAGCGCTGCCTTCAGAATCTTCTGATCTGACTCATCTAAACCGGACAGGACAGTGCTGATCATGCAAGGTCGTATCTTGCTGGGTGCTACTAAATCCTCAAGCATGAAACATTCCACCTTTCCTTGAGACTAGGGCAAGTCTAACCCGAAAGACTCAAATAGTGGTCTTATTGTGATGGTCGCTCCAGGCTCTCGCGTGTCCGCGTAACACTTCCACGCTGTCACCTTCACCACCTGGCCGTCATCCATCCAGATAGATGCATCAGTGCAGGAATCCAAAACAGCTCTCAAAAGCTTGTCAACATCAGGTGGCTTGATTGGCCAAGGCCTCTGGTTCACACTAATAGTTGCTGGTCTTTCCAGAAAGAACACAACCTCAAGCTCAACTGGCCCCTGCAACGGTTCAAGAATGTCATCAGGGATAGCCTCTGAAGCTGCAGTGGTGACTGCTTTCCTCCACGCTGGCAGATACTTAGAAGCCTCAATGAACCGGCCACCCTGCTTAGGTGACTGCCCTATGAAGCGCTTAGAGCCCTGTGGTGCTGGTCTCCCAAAAACTTCAAAAGTTAGGCTCACCTAACCAGTCTACTTGCGTGTCAGCATGTTCATCATTGCCAGCATCAACATCAGAGCAGCAGCTGTATAACCAAAGCCTGCAAGGAATCCGTCAGTTGTCTGAGCGAGCAGAAAATACAGGGTAGCAAAGAGGCTCAAGATAATGCCTAGAAACCAACGCATTAGAGTTGATCTCCTTTGATGGCGGCAATCATCGGAGAATTATCATCGCACCAATCTTCAAGAAGCATGGCAATTATCCTCTTGCGCTCAATGATCTCACCCAAAGCAATACCAGCCCGATAAGCCGAGTTCTCTAGATCGCTAATCTCAGTCTCAGTCAACTCTGTCCCCATCAGAAAGGAGCACTCTCATCAACAGCAGGACCAATCTTTGCTGTGGGCCAAGTCTCCATGATCGCTGCCTCCAAAATCTTGTCTGAAGCAACCGTCACACTGTCAGCCCTAACCTTGATGGCAGCGCCTGCAGATCCGTCACGCTTCTGGAAAGTGCTGGTCCCAGTAATGCGGCCTTTCACCGTCACCTGCTTCACACCCTCCAAAGCAGTCCGGCCATCAGTTGTGATGTCATAGACAGTCTTGTCTACCGTCTCCCACTCACCCTGATGTGACTTTTTTCTTACATCAATGGAGACCTTCAACGCGGTCCCCCAGTCAAACGCTTTCACATCATTCAACCAGCCAGTCAACTCAACCTGAGCCTCATTCTTGATCATTGCTTTCCCTTTCTATATGGCTTGGATTCGTACAATCATTGTGACCGCAACGCCTGACACCAGGCATCACAGGCTTCCCCTCATCATCACAGGGTGTGATGTCATCAGCAAGAAAGTTTCCATGCCAGGGTAGGCACTTCCCTTTCCTGGTGTGAACTGTCTGCACCTTCTTAGCCCTGCAAGAACCGCAGAGAATCGTTTTCTGTCTACTGCCACTGAGCTCCCATTCAAAACCGCAGCGCTCACAGCGGATTGTGGGCATCTAGAACAGCCCTAGCGATCTGTAACTGTTTCTCTGTGAACTCATAGCGCCCCACTTTAGCGCGTTTCTTCCGAATCTTCTCAGTCTCAGTGATGGTGTGTGGCATGACAGTCTTTGCGCTGCCCTCTAAGCGTGCCAGGAATCTCTCTCTCGCCCAGTAGCTTTCTGACTCTCTAGTGATAATCCGTTTCAGTCTGAGCTGGTCAGGATGGTTAGGGTGCTCCCTAGCAAGCTCGTTTAGATCTATGCCAAGGCAATCAGCCCAAAGATTGTCGCAGTATGCCGTCATAACTCCCTCATCTTATCAATCGGAATAAGAAACACAGGTTCAACCTCATGCTCACCAGGTCCCCACCTATCATTCTCGCCGCCCTCACCAAGCCAAGCCGGATCCACATCACGCACATCAATGAAGCGTGTCACACCGTCAGACCATCGAACCACAAAGAAAGCAGGTGCAGTCTCAGAATGAGCCAGGAGATGCTTGTATTTTCTGTCAGCGTTCATGAACACTGTGGGGTATTGCGTAGAAGGACAGTTGCGCTGCTTCACTTCAACCCAGGCCACCAGCCGGTGATCGCGCTCAGCATAGAAGTCAACGTGGTAATACATAGGCATGTGGTGCAGGGTGCATTGCCAAGCCTGCTCCAAGTCTGCCTTCATTCTGTCCTCATTAGCGAGCGCCTCCGGTGTGAAACGCTTATCTATGGGTTGCTCAGAGTCACCGGTCATCAGTTGCACCCAAACTCTCCAGGCTTGCACTCAAAATGCTCCCCCATGTCATGCAAATCCCTAACCCACTCCCTAGGACCACCCACATAAGGTGAGCGACTCAAACCTTTAGTCACACCAGGAATCTGTACAGGATCCATAGGACTGTAAGGCTCGTCATCCCAGCGCTCTTGATTCAACCAAGTAGCGGCCCTCGGTATGAACTGTGGTGCAGGAAGATTAGGATCACTTGCAAACCTTGTCGCACCCTCCAGGACAACATCAGCACCAAACTTGTCAACCGCTTTCACAAAAGCGCCTTTAGCTTCACCCTTGCCAAGCTTCCTTGGGTAGATCTCCCAGAAGGTGTTGAACTCTTGCTGCAGTTTCAGCTGTCGTTCTTCATCTAAATGCTGTATATCGTTAAGTGGTTCTAGTTCAGTGGTTCTAGTTAGTGAGTCATTTGAGACCCTAGGTAGGGTCGAATCTGACCCTACCCCCCCGTCAGGAATGACCCTAGGTAGAGTCAAATTTGGCCTTACCCTCCTGAGCGTGTAAAGGTTGCTTTGATAGCTGTCTCCCTGCTTCCGGTGTTGCTTGATAACAGCACCGATACTGACAAGCTCGTCAATAGCTTGTGTGACAGCTTTCAGCCTGCAGAAGGCTCGCTTGCCGAGAGTTTCTCTCGATGGGAAGGCCTGCAGCGTTTCGTTGTCTGCGTACCTGGCCAGGATTGCGTACATCCTGACAGCTCTGTCCGAGATGTCCGCATCTAGCACCCACTCAGGGATGATGCTGAACCGTAAATCGGTGTTGATGTGTTCGCTCATTGCTAGTCCTATCTACCGGCTAGCCCTGGTAGTCTGGACTTAGCCGATGGTCATGTCATCGGTTTTCTGATGGGGTGGGTTTCTTGCGGAGCCTGCCCCATCTCTAATTACCCTACACCCTAGAACGCTGCATCTTTCCAAGTCGCGCGTGTCTTAGAACCATCAGCCTGAAGATACCACCAGCCACCCTGCACATCAAACAGTGGCAAGTGTTCCCTCTCCCACACAGCCTGCTTATGATTCCACGCCCTAGCCTGTCGCGCCGCAGTCACATTGCTCTCCATGTCACCGTTCCACCTGGCGCACATCATCGCAAGATTGTCAACAGTGTCCAAAAGTTTAGATCCACCCATTCCACGATTCTTAACATGGTGTGGCACAAGGTCATCCTCCACACCGCAATGCCAGCAATGATCATCACGCTGCTGAAGTAGCTTCAGAACCTTCTTAGGGATAGCCATAAGCCCCAGGCTACACTTAGGGAGGGCTTGGATGGATTCGACCTGTCAGCAAACCGCGCAAGCGATCTGGTGGGGACCGGAGTTCGACTCTCCGCAAGTCCACGACCTAAGTGATGTGCGCGAGCTTGCAGAAAGTGGCGATTAGCGACCTTGAAGCGCCCCAAAATGTGCAAATAATGTGCGCTCACTCATAACAGCGGAAGCGAACTAGACATCTCGGCAGGCTTGAATGTTGCAAACCGTCAGGACTTGCCTTGCTCGTCAATGTCCTCAGAGGAATCCAGACTGTTCAACCATGCGAGGAACTCCTCCTCAGACAGCTCCCCATCATCCTCAATAATCAAGCTCATAGTTTCATCTCCGCCTGCATCACCTTCGCAGCAGTAGCAATCGCCATCAGCTCAGACTCAATAGATCGCATCTTCATGCGCACCCTGTTCACTTTAGCCTTAGCTACATCTCGCTCAAAGCGGAGCTCCGAGCACGCAAGCTTCGCAAGCGCCTGCCTTTCAGCAACCGAGCCTGCAGCCTGTATAAACGCGCCAGCCTCTGCTTTGTCCAAATCAGATTCAGCTCTAGCCAAATCAATCTCAGCTTCATATAACGCCTCCACCCCTCTCTTATTAGTCTGAGTCAGTTCAAGTAGATCCTTCGCTATCTGCGATGGCATCACACACACTCACCAACCTTCTGCATAACTCAATCCTAAACAGTTCACTTAGGACTAGATCGTTTGCTCTTTGCGCCTCCAGGTACGCTTGTGTCAGCTCCCTCACCGAGGCCAGGAGTGGCAAGTGCTGAAGCATGAGCTTTCACTTTCTCCAGGATATCCGGTGGCGCACCTGCTTTGGATGCTTCAGCCCATAATAAGCGCAACTGGTCCACATCCTTCAGTGATTCAGCCTCTGCAAGCCAGTCCCTTGAGACTTTGCGCTCCTCGAAGCGCTGCACTTTCTGCATCTCTTCCCTAGAAGCTCGCTTATTGCCGGAATAGCCTGCATTAGCTAAGGCGCGGCCTATCGCGCTGGTCTCACAGACCTCCAGCGCTGAGGAAGCCTGTGGTCCAGAAACACTGTCCACCTCATAGGCAAGCCCAGAAGCTTTAGGACAGTTCCTCTCCACATCCTCACCAGTGAGAAAGACCAGCGCTCGGACAACCCAAATCTTCTCCTGCCGATACTCAGGGATCGTCTCGTTCTCCGTAAGGATGCGAGCATCAGGCCAGTCCCCATAAAAGCGTTTTATGCGCTCTTCAACGGTCTCATAGTCTTCAAGCGAGAAGCGAGCCATCACTTCTCCTCCATGAACGCCGCCAAAGCCAGCATCGCCACATCAGACACACTCACACCCATACTGTTCGCCATAACCAGCAGGCGCGTGTAGAGCTCCTCATCAACCGCTGTCATCAGGATTGTCACATCAGCTTTCACACTCATTACTTCCCTCTCTTCTGTTCCAAAATCTTTGCTTCAAGCTTCCAAAAGTCGCGCCACAGCTCAGGTCGCTGAGTCTCGCGTAGATCCTGCACATACTTTGTTGCAATGTTCAAAACCGCCTGGTCTTTCTTATCCATAGTTGATCCTTTCCCATAACCGGTCAGCTGTATCAATCAATGACTTAATCATGTCCTCATCTCGGTCAATCCACAACACCTGTGGCTCAAACCAGGCTGGAGCAAAGACACCATTCACATCAATGCGCAGCATGTACGCGAACAGGCACCGGCTTGCACCTGTTACATGTAACTGCCATTGCACCTGTCTCCGGTACTGGATGGGGATGCTCAGGTTCTCCCAGTTCCAGTCCTGCCCTGTGGTCTTGATCTCCGCAATGAACTCATGATCCAGGGAAAGTCCATCGGGAGTGGCAAGATGCCACACAATATCCCTGTTAGCAATCAGCCACTCATTAGGGAGAATCCCAAAACGCTCATGAACATACTTGGCCAGGACCGGCTCCATGTCCCTACCAAACTTCATGAAAGGATTATCTATCTCCTGGAAGTCCTCAAACCAGTTCTGAACCGCCTGCTCAAACCCTGCAGGAGTAGCAGCCTTAGATACCTGGGTAGCCGTCACACCTTCCTTGCGAGACCTAACCCAGTCTGCAGGGAAAAGCGCTTTAGAAGCAATGAACTGCTCCGGCCCCAGCATCAACCGCGCAGCTTCTCATAGCGAGCGCGAGCAACCTCCATAGCTTCAGCTACCAGTTCCTCACCAGCCTCTTCCTTAGCAGCCCTCAAAGCTGGAAGCGACTGCCTCCAGGTTGAACCGCTATCAGACTGACTATCAATCCAACCAGCGAAAATAAGCTGCGCAAGCCGTTCTACTGTTTCTTTCCTGTTGTCCACGATCTCCACCTTTCCATTACTCTGAGTATATGAAGGACCACCCACACAGACCTTATGCAAACCTGATGGCTGCTATAGATCGCGTAGGCACGACACCTTGCATGGACTGTCCTGAAGTGTTCTTTCCAGAGGACTTCCCAGACAAGGGAACCAGGGAGTACGCCATCACGCTGGCCAAGAAGCTGTGTGATGGTTGCCCTATCAAGGATCAGTGTTTCATGTACGCCAGTGAGCGCAATGAGCGTTACGGGGTTTGGGCTGGCACTCTTCCATCAGAGCGTTAGCAGTCCGGACAGTCATGAACCATCCTTGCCAGGCTGTCTAGATCTGTCCAAGGTGAAACAGGTTTGTGATTGTCAACACTGTTCAACATGTTCACCATCTCTGTCTCACACACAGCCATAGTTTCAGCCCACACCTGTAGCACGCGCCTCTGATCATTGTTCAGCTCACCTAATGATCGATTAGCCATCTTCAGGCTCCTGCTCATAGTCAGCAACCCTAGACAGCTCCCCCAAGTGCAGGAAAAGAGCCTGTGCCTGCTTCCTAGTCAGACACAATGTGCCAGGCTCCAACATTGACCACACATCATCTCTAAGGCGCACCACAACTTCACGCCCATCCCAGCGCACATCCATCATCGAACTGCCTCCTTAATCGTCAACATCCACACACCCACCAGCACAAGGAACCCACCGAAAATGAGTGAGTCTAAGTGTTGGAACACCGCAGCACTACCAACACCTAAGGCAATAAGTGTTAGCCCCGCCCTCACAGTGACACCGCAATCACAGTCACACCGGTCACCAACGCTGAAACAATCAACGCCCACCCGACCACACACGCACGGTTGCCTTTCCGTTGAAGGTCACGCCCGCGAGGAAGCAAAGCAACATGATCGCTGGCCTTCTTCGGCAGTGGCAAGGACATTTCGTTCTCCCACAAAGTAAGAGCCCGTTCCATCTTCACCTCATCCGTCATAACCGCCCACAGTTCCTCAGCAGTCATCAAATGTTCGTGCGCGCGCTTCCACAACACAACCGCCCTCATGTGAGGGTCACGGATGTCCTGCAGCTCAATCTCTAACTGTTTGAAGTAACCCATTGTGTTCCACCTTTCGTTCGGGTTGTCTAGCACAATACACCACAAGACCGAAAAAGTGTATACTCGTGAGCATGGATTATTCAGGAAACTATGACGAACTATCGATTGAACAACTTGGAGACCTTCGTGTGTGGCAGTTACAACGCCTAGAACGGGTCACACAAGCTCTCAGAGCCCGTCTACGGGCCGAACACACCCAGGGAGATAACATTAGACACCTGGCAAAGAAACTAGGTGTGACAAGGCCCACAATCTATTCGTGGTTGGGGGAATGAGAAACTCCCCGCCACCTAGATGACGGGGAGTTAGCCCCCATGAGAAGAAGCGTTCACCAAGAACGCATTGATTCTACTGGCAGCTGTCGCAGTTAAGCAAATCCATCGGATCTACTGGAACCTCGAAGCCTTCCACAATGTCACGCTCCACGATTAGTCCTTACTTTCACAGTGTTGACCGAATAGTTGCACACTACGACCCGAGGTCGTGATTAGGTTCCTTATCGTATGTGAGAACCGAGGTCAGCAACGACATAATCCCAGCGAGCAGGGACACTGAAGCGATCTGCACCCAGTCCACATCAAGAATGCCCGAACCAGCCAACATTCCAGCCAAAGCAAC